TCGAAAATTTAACCAAGAGTTTTGAATATTTTAAATTTTCTACAGAAATTGATAATTTAACTGATTTAGACCAAATTCGTAATGTTGCAAAATGTTACTATAAGTTATATTTAAAGCAACAAGAAGTTGTTTCTCAACTAAAACTATAAATATTTTTAAAGAGTAGAAATAAATGGCGCAACCATCTACTAGGCAAGAATTAATAGATTACTGCAAAAGAAAACTGGGAGCGCCAGTTTTAGAGATTAATGTTGCTGATGAGCAAATTGAAGATTTAGTGGATGATGCTGTTCAATTTTTCCAGGAAAGACATTTTGATGGAGTATATCCAACTTTTTATAAGTATAAAGTAACTAAAGAAGATATTGATCGCGGGAGAGCAAGAGGTCTAAGTGCAAGTAGCAATGCGGGAATCGTTACTACAACTGTCAATACAAACATAGTAGGAACTGCAGTAACTTTCTCTTACTTTGAAAATAGCAATTACCTTCAAGTTCCACCCAATATCATCGGAGTGAATAAGATTTTCACTTTTGATGGTGCAAATACAATTACACACAATATGTTTAGTGTTAAATATCAATTATTTTTGAATGATATTTACTATTGGGGAAGTACTGAACTTTTAAGTTATGCGATGGTTAAAACTTACTTAGAAGATTTGGATTTTCTCCTCAATACACAAAAACAAATTCGTTTCAATAAAAGGCAAGATAGATTATATTTGGATATTGACTGGGGATCTGTTACTGATAAGCAATATTTTATTATTGATTGTTATTCAACTCTTGATCCAAATGACTATTCAAAAGTTTGGAATGACTCATTTATAAAACCATATCTAACTTCCCTCATAAAAAGACAATGGGGACAAAATATGATGAAATTTACTGGTGTCAAATTGCCAGGTGGAGTAGAACTAAATGGAAGGCAAATGTACGATGATGCTCAAAGAGAAATTGATTTATTGATGGAAAAAATGTCCAGTACTTATGAACTTCCACCTCTCGATATGATTGGATAAGATATGCTTAATCCATTTTTCCTTCAAGGTTCAAAAACAGAACAAAATCTAATACAGGATTTAATTAACGAACAACTTCGAATGTATGGGGTTGAAGTTTATTATCTACCAAGAAAGTATATTACAGAGAAAACAGTAATAAAAGAATTAATAGAGTCTGAATTTACAAATGCATATCCTATTGAGGCATATGTAAATACTTTTGAAGGGTATAGTGATAATCCTACAATTTTATCAAAGTTTGGAATTCAAGCACTTAATGAAATAACATTAACTATTTCTAGAGAAAGATTTGAAACTTATATATCCCCACTAATAAACAATCAACCAAACATAAGATTATCAACAAGACCAAAAGAAGGAGATTTAGTATATTTTCCTTTAGGTGATCGTTTATTTGAAATTAAATATGTTGAGCACGAAAAACCTTTTTACCAATTACAAGGAAATTATACTTATGAATTGAGATGCGAACTGTTTAGATATGAAGATGAGGTTATAGACACTGGAATAGAAGATATTGACGATAACATCAGTGGAAGTCAAGGTGCTGATAAGGTTCCTATTGGAGTTATCCAAAAACTTACTATGGTTGGAGTAGGTGTTACTGCAACAGCGATAACTGGAGTAGTAAATGGTGGAATTAGATTTATTACGGTTACAAATCGTGGTGGTGGATATACTAGTACACCAACAGTTGGAATATCATCCTCTCCTTCTGCCGACGGAACAGCATCTGCTATCGCTAAGATGATTGGTGGTATTGTTGTTTGCAATGACAATACAAGTCCATCTGCAAAATCAGTACAAAGTGTTGAAATTGTCAATCCTGGGTTTGGATATACAACAACTCCCGGAGTAAGATTTATTGGTGGTGGCGGAAAAGGAGCGACGGCTACTGCAACTATTGGAGATGGCATTATTGGAATAATTACTGTTACTAATTCTGGTTCCGGATATGTAAATCCACCAACAATCACTTTTAGTGGAATTGCTACGGTTTCTGCAGCTGCAACAGCGGTAGTTTCTGCTGCAGGTTCTATTACTGCCATTCGCATAACAAACGCCGGACTTGGATACACTCAACCACCAACTATCACTATCGGAAACCCATCTCTTGTTTCTACTGGAAGTTTTATATTTAATGAAGTAGTAACAGGATCTCAAAGTGGTGTTACTGCGAGAGTAAGATCTTGGAATTCCACTACTAATATTTTGGAAGTTTCGCAAGTAAATGGAGAATTCATACCTGGAGAAAATATTGTAGGAACTGCTTCAAGTGCATCTCACTATTTAAGAAGAATTGATATCTTTTCTGCTAAAGATGGTTTTGCAAATAATGAAGAGATAGAGGTAGAAGCAGATAAGGTTATAGACTTTAGTGAAACCAATCCTTTTGGAATGCCATAAATATAAGTTATTATGATTAAATAATCATATAGGGAAAAATAAAAAAATGTTTGAGTATTTTTATCACGAAATTTTAAGAAGGACCGTAATTGCTTTTGGTTCATTATTTAACGAAATCACCATCAAACATAAGAACAATGATGGGGTTGTTAAAAGTGTACTTAAAGTTCCTCTTGCATACGGACCTACACAGAAATTTCTTGCAAGATTAGAACAGTCTCCAGATTTAAATAAACCCGTTCAAATTACATTGCCAAGAATGTCATTTGAATTTACTGGATTGACGTATGATCCCACAAGAAAAGCAACAACTACTCAAACATTTACTGCAAAATCGGTAGTAGATGGTAAGGAAACTAAGAAAGTATATTTACCAGTTCCATATAATATGCAGTTTGAACTGAGTATTATGTGCAAATTAAATGATGATGCATTGCAAATAGTTGAACAAATTTTACCATATTTTCAACCAGCATATACAATGACCGTTGAATTGGTTGATGAGATTAACGAAAAGAGAGACATTCCTGTTGTTCTTGAGAACATTACTATGCAGGATGACTATGAGGGAAATTTCACTACAAGAAGAGTTTTAATTTATACTCTGAGATTTACTGCAAAAACTTACCTGTTTGGTCCTGTTGCTTCTGCTACGAAGGATATCATCAAAAAAACTACTGTCAGTTATGTTGCTGGAGATACTACAAATACACCAACAAGAGAAATTGTTTATTCGGCAGAACCAAGAGCAATTCAAAATTATACTGGTATTGTTGTAACCAATTTAACAAAGGATATTACAACAGAAGATATTCTGATACAAGTAAATGACGCAAGTTCTATATTACCAAATACCTATTTGGATATTGAGGGTGAAGAAGTTTATGTAAAACTTGTTTCGGGAGATGTTCTTACTGTAGAAAGAGGCAGAGATAATACAACAATAACATCACACTTATCTGGAGCACAGGTAAAATCCATTACTGCTGCGGATAATTTACTAATTGAAGATGGCGATGATTTTGGATTTAGTGGTTCTACAATTTGAATGATATGAAAATGACAAAAAAGTTTGACGATTTAAACCAAACATTTAATGTAGATTCTGAGATAGTTCCTGTCGATAATAAAACCTCCACTGAAGCGATAGAAAAAATTGCTTCAACTGTTGATGATATTAAAAAAGATTATGATTATACGAGAGGTAATTTATATTCTCTCATTGAAAAGGGGCAGGAAGCAATTAACGGAATTCTTGAACTTGCACAAGAAAGTGAAATGCCCCGTGCGTATGAAGTTGCGGGACAACTCATTAAAAATGTTGCGGATGCAACTGACAAATTAATGGATCTTCAAAAGAAACTTAAGGATATTGAAGAAGAAAAAGTAGGAAAAGGACCAACAACTGTCAACAATGCACTTTTTGTTGGTTCTACCGCAGAATTGGCAAAACTTTTAAAGCAACAATCTCAAGATGCTCAACAATAATAAATATAAAAAGGTACTTTTAGGTTAATGTCCAAATTGAAACCCCACAAAACAGTTGAACAGATTGCAAAGAAACATCGCCTTGAGGTTTCTTTCATACAAAAGCAACTTGATATGGGAGAACCCATTGAGCACGAGCATACTAAAGACCATGAACTTGCGAGAGATATTGCCCTTCAACACCTTGATGAAATTCCGGATTATTATACCCGTTTGAAAAAGATGGAAGCAGATGCTAAAAAGCATCATAAAAAATTCAAAGATGTAAAAGAAGGTAATTTACATAAGTGGTTTCAAAGTAAATCCAAAGATGGAAAACCGGGTTGGGTTAATGTTGTGACAGGTGGAACTTGTGCAAGTGATGAACCAGGAGAAGGAGTTCCCAAATGCGTTTCTTCTGAAAAAAGAGCAAGTATGACCCAAGCAGAAAGACGTGCTGCTGCAAGAAGAAAAAAAGCAGCAGATCCTGGTCAACAACAAAAAACGGGTGCAGCAAAACCAACTTACGTTCCTACCGACGAACCAAAAAAGAAAATGAAAGAAGAAATGGACTTGCAAGAAGTAAAGGACAAAAAAGGAAAGGGAAGTGGTAAGAAAGATGCTTGTTATCATAAAGTAAAGTCTCGTTATAGTGTTTGGCCAAGTGCATATGCATCTGGAGCACTTGTCAAATGCCGTAGAGTTGGTGCTGATAATTGGGGAACTAAATCAGAGGAAACTATGCATGAAGAGGAAAGATATTGTCCATTATGTGATAAAAGAGAAACAAGATCCCAATGTTCTTATGGAGAAAAAGCCTGGGATAAAGTTTCAGTTAAAGATGAAGAGTATTCAATGGCTCGCGGAGAACTTCAAACAATCACCAATGCAGTAAAGAGATTGCAAAATAAATTTTCCAAAGGAGAAGGTGATTTAGAAGCGTGGGTACAATCAAAAATCACGAAGGCAGCAGATTATATTGATACTGCAGCAGATTATCTCGATAGTGGTGAACATAAGTTTGACGAAGCGTGTTGGTCTGGTTATAAGCAAGTTGGAATGAAGAAAAAAGGTAAAAGAAAAGTTCCAAATTGTGTACCAGAAGAAAAGAAATTAGTCGATAAGATCTTAGAAGATTGTGGATGCTCACACTCTACAAAAAAGACAAAATCTAAAAAAGTTGTAATGCCAGAGCAAACAATAGAAGACTTAGATGGCAATACATTTGCTGAAGTGATTGATATTATCAAACCAGAACCAATAAAAGGTTTTAAATCTCAAGTAACAGAGGCAACTCGTCTTCAAGCACAAACAGGTAATGTAATTGCAGTTACTCTTTCTTGGAGAGGAAAGTACTATTCTCTAAAAATGTTTTTCCCTCAAGTTAAAACACCATCTCGCAAAGAGATAAACGATGAAATTCAAAAGGTTTATCCAGGTTCTGTAGTTGTTTATCATTCTATATCAGAAATTCAACCAGGACAACCACTAATTCAAATGTGTGGTCCTCAAGGAGGAAGTTCTGCAAAACCTGGTCCATCAAACAATTATGTAAAGACAATGGTAGAAGAAGTTGAAGTTGATGAAGATTGGCAAAAAGTTAATCGCCAAGATAAAACGGATGGATTAAGTCAAAAAGCAGTTAATGCTTATCGTAGAGAAAATCCAGGTTCAAATCTTCAAACTGCAGTCACTGAAAAAAATCCATCAGGTAAAAGAGCACAAAGAAGAAAAAATTTTTGTAGTCGTATGACCGGAATGAAGAAAAGATTAACATCTGCAGAGACTGCAAGAGATCCAGATAGCAGAATTAACAAAGCACTTCGTCGTTGGAACTGCAACTAATCAATAGGACTTTATTATGGCAAATAATGATGTATATCTTGGTAATCCGTTACTAAAGAAGGCAAATACTACTCACGAATTTACAGAAGAACAGGTTCTTGAGATTGCCAAGTGCATGAATGATCCTGTTTATTTTGCAAATAATTATGTAAAAATCGTTACTCTCGATCACGGTTTACAGACATTTAAACCGTATCATTTCCAAGAAAAGTTAATTACAAATTTCCATAAACACAGATTTAATATCTGTAAGATGCCTCGTCAGACTGGTAAGTCTACAACTGTAGTTGCATTTCTTTTGCATTATGCAGTATTTAATGACAATGTAAATATTGGTATTTTGGCTAACAAAGCAGCGACTGCTAGAGAACTATTAGATAGGTTGCAAACCGCATATGAAAATCTACCAAAGTGGATGCAGCAGGGAATTATCTCTTGGAACAAAGGATCATTGGAATTGGAGAATGGAAGTAAGATCTTGGCTGCTTCTACTTCTGCTTCTGCAGTTCGTGGTATGTCATTCAATATCTTATTTTTGGATGAATTTGCGTTCGTTCCAAATCACATTGCAGATTCATTCTTCGCTTCAGTATATCCAACAATTACTTCAGGTAAGCAAACAAAAGTAATTATCGTTTCTACTCCACACGGTATGAATCATTTCTACCGAATGTGGCACGATGCCGAAAAAGGTAAGAATGAGTATGTTTATACAGATGTACATTGGTCAGAGGTTCCTGGAAGAGATGAGGAGTGGAAAAAACAAACAATTGCTAATACTAGCGAATCTCAGTTTAAAGTTGAGTTTGAATGTGAATTTTTAGGATCCGTTGATACTTTGATTGCACCAAGCAAACTTAGAACCCTCGTTTACGATGCCCCCAAGACCCGTAGTGCGGGTTTAGATGTATATGAGGACCCAGTAGAAAATCACGATTATTTGATTACTGTAGACGTTGCTAGAGGTGTTGGGAATGATTATTCTGCGTTTACTGTTGTAGATATTACTGAGTTTCCACATAAAGTTGTAGGTAAGTATAGAAATAATGAAATTAAACCTATGCTTTTCCCAAGCATAATTCACGAAGCAGCAACTGCATACAATAATGCATATATTCTTTGTGAAGTAAATGATGTTGGAGATCAAGTAGCAAGCATTCTTCAATACGATCTAGAATACAATAATCTTCTTATGTGTTCAATGAGAGGAAGAGCTGGACAAATTGTAGGACAAGGATTTAGTGGGAAGAAGACACAACTTGGAGTTAAGATGTCAAAGACCGTTAAAAAAGTCGGATGTCTTAATTTAAAGACTATGATTGAAGAAAATAAACTTTTTGTTAATGACTATGAAATTATTAGTGAACTTACAACATTTATTCAAAAACACAATTCATTTGAGGCGGAAGAAGGTTGCAATGATGACCTTGCTATGTGCCTAGTAATATATGCTTGGTTAGTAGCACAAGATTATTTTAAAGAACTCACAGATCAAGATGTTAGAAAACGTCTTTATGAAGAGCAAAAAAATCAAATAGAACAGGATATGTCTCCATTTGGTTTTATATCAGATGGTTTAGATGAAAATAATTTTGTCGATGCTGATGGAGATAGATGGTTTGTTGATGAATATGGAGATCGCTCTTATATGTGGGACTATCTATCATAATGGATTTAGATAAGCAAATTAATCTTGGACATTTATTACTTGCAGATAGAAAATGTAGAGTATGTGGGGAAATAAAAAATTTGATAGATGGATTTTATAGAACTCGCAAAGATAGGGGGCCTGTAGCATCGTCTTATTCATATGAATGTAAAGATTGTACTGTAAAAAGAGTTACTAGTAATAGAAAGAAAGTTTCGATTTATGTGGAGTGTGAATATCCTGACTGGTGAATAGTTGTTCACGTCACATTTCCCATATGTAAAGTATGGTTTTAATAAATATTTTTTAGATAAACTGAGACTTTACGGAGAAAAACATGGCGACTCCTCAATTATCTCCAGGCGTACTCGTCAGAGAGGTTGATTTAACGGTAGGAAGAGCTGATAATGTTTTAGATAATATTGGTGCAATTGCTGGACCTTTTCCAATTGGACCTGTTGATTACCCAATTGATATTACAACCGAACAAGAGTTAATTAATACGTTCGGAAAACCACTTTCAACTGATTCGCAATATGAGTATTGGATGAGTGCTTCATCTTATCTTTCGTATGGCGGTGTTCTCAAGGTTGTTAGAACTGCAGGTTCAACTTTGAACAACGCTAATGCTGGCGTCAATGAAGCTTCAGAAACTTCTTTGAGAATTGACAATTACGATGACTACACCAATAATCATTCGGAAGGTAATAACTTCACGTTTGCTGCAAAGAATCCAGGTTCTTGGGCAAATAATTTAAAAGTTTGTGTCATCGATGACCTAGCAGATCAAATCATAGGCATTAATACTACAAATCTTGGTTCTTTAGGGGCACAGATTGGATACGGAATTACAACCACATTAACATCAATAACAATTCCTGGGGCAGGTACGACAACTCCATTTAATGGATATTTGAAAGGAATTATTACTGGAGTTACTACAGATGCCACTAATGGAAACAGCAATATTTCTGTAAAGATTACTTCAAGAGTTTCTTCTGCAGGAACTGAAACTCAAATTAACTATGCTGAAGGAACTTCTTTTGCTGCTTTTGCTGCAACACAAACAGTAAACTTTGTTGGATCGTCTGGAACTTCGATTGGAAGTGCTTCAGTTGCTTCCGTTTTGGATTGGTATGAGCAGCAAACTCTTGGATTATCAAACTCAACAATATACTGGAGATCAATCGCTCCAAAACCAACTACCAATAGATACTCACTAGAAAGAAATGGCAAAAATGACGCCATTCACGTTGTAGTTGTTGACGATCTTGGAACTATTACGGGAAACCAAGGAACAATTCTCGAAAAGCATGTAGGACTTTCAAAAGCACTTGATTCTGTTTCTGCAGTTAACTCTCCGCAAAAAATCTGGTACGAGCAGTATCTTGCAGACTTCTCATCTCAAGTTTATGCTGGAGGAAATCCATCAAGCACTGCAGATTCTTATTGGAGCACTACCCCAAGAGCAACTGGATTTACTACATATTCGGGCAATGCCGCTTCCTTTACTCCAATCAGCACATCAGATGGTCTTTGGGGACTAACTGCCCAAGATGTAACTTTCAGTGCTATCGGGAATAAAACTTACACTTTAACGGGTGGGGTTGATTATTCTGCCAATGGCGGAATGAAGGCAACACTTGGAGACCTGATTACTTCATATGATAAGTTCTCAAATAAAGATGAAATTCAGGTAGATTATATAATCATGGGTCCTGGAATGGATGCTCAGGCAGATTCTCAGGCAAAAGCACAGTATCTAATTTCAATTGCTGAGCAGAGAAAGGATTGTGTAACCACGATTGGACCTCATAAAGCAGATCTGATTGGCATAACAAACACCACTACACAAACAACAAATTTAATCAAATACTTCAGTTCACTTTCATCTTCATCATATGCAGTATTTGATAGTGGATATAAGTACACTTATGACAGATTTAACAACAAATTTGTCTACATTCCTTGCAACGCGGATGTTGCTGGATTAATGTGTCGCACAAATATTATTGCTTATCCTTGGTTCTCTCCTGCAGGTCAGCAGAGAGGTATCCTGAATAATGCAATTAAACTTGCATACAATCCAAATAAGGCACAAAGAGACCAACTTTATCCACAAAGAGTAAATGCGATCGTAACCCAACCCGGAATTGGAACTCTTCTATTTGGAGATAAAACAGGACTTGGATATGCATCTGCTTTTGATAGAATTAATGTTCGTCGTCTGTTCTTAACTATTGAGCAAGCATTACAAAGAGCTGCTCAAGCTCAACTCTTCGAATTAAACGACGAGTTAACGAGAGCAAACTTCAAAAACATCGTTGAACCATATCTTCGTGATGTTCAGGCAAAGAGAGGTCTTTATGGATTCCTTGTTGTTTGCGATACCACAAACAATACTCCCGACGTTATTGATAACAATGAATTCAGAGCGGATATTTATCTGAAACCCGCTAAGTCTATTAACTATGTAACTCTTACCTTTGTTGCAACTCGCACGGGCGTAAGTTTTGAAGAAGTTGCTGGTACAGTTTGATCATTATTCAATAAATAACTTAAGGAGGTAACGAACCGTGGCAAGACTTAAAACAATCTCTCAATTCAAGAGTGCCCTAAGGGGTGGTGGTGCTCGTCCCAATTTATTCGAAGTTGAACTGACAACATTACCAGCGGGAATTAGTTGGGACGCCGATACTTTCAAATATCTGTGCAAAGCGGCTGCTTTGCCTGCATCAAACGTTGGAAGTATTGACGTTCCATTTAGAGGAAGAACCTTTAAAGTCGCTGGAGACAGAACAATTGATGCTTGGACAGTCACTATCATCAACGACGAAGACTTCAAACTTAGAAAAGCATTTGAAGCTTGGAGTGAACTAATTGCTAAACTTGATAATAATTTGGGTGCAACAAGTCCAAATGCTTATATGAGCAATGCTACTGTTTATCAACTCGGAAGAGGTGCTCAGATAAACAGCACTAATAATAGTGGTTCCGATAGTTCTATCCTGGCTGCATATAAATTTGTTGATATTTTCCCAACAGCAGTATCAAACATTGATCTTTCATATGATAGTGGAGATACTATTGAAGAATTTACGGTTGAATTCCAAGTTCAATCTTACGAAATTCTTGATCCAACCGCTGCTGCGAGAGTCTGATAAATAGTCAAAAGGCACAGAGAACAAAATAAATTATGGCAAAATTGTTTGGATTTTCTATTGAAGACAATGAACCACTTTCTCCGGGGGTGGTCTCTCCAGTTCCTCCAAATAACGAGGACTCGACTGACCACTACCTGAGTAGTGGTTTTTTTGGTTCATATGTTGATATTGAAGGTGTCTACAGAACAGAATTTGATTTAATCAAAAGATATCGTGAAATGGCACTTCATCCAGAGTGTGATAGTGCCATTGAAGATATTGTTAATGAAGCAATTGTATCGGATACAAATGATACGCCGGTAGAAATTGAACTTTCAAATCTTAATGCCAGTGATGGTATTAAAAAGAAAATTAGACAAGAGTTTAAATATATTCTTTCCTTATTAGATTTTGATAAAAAATCTCACGAAATTTATAGGAATTGGTATGTTGATGGTAGATTATACTACCATAAAATGATAGATATTAAAAATCCACACGAAGGAATTCAAGAACTTCGTTATATCGATCCAATGAAAATGAGATATGTGAGACAACAAAAGAAAGATCCAAAAGATAAGTATAGATTATCGAATATCAATTCTGATAATCCAATGGATTTTGAGTTTCCTCAAATTGAGGAATATTTTATTTACAGTCCCAAATTAACATATCCCACTGGAAATCCTTCATCTATGGGGGGATCTCAGGGTATTAAGATGTCAAAGGACTCTATTACCTATTGCACATCTGGTCTTGTAGATAGAAATAAAGGATCAACACTTTCATATCTCCATAAAGCAATTAAGTCTCTCAATCAGTTAAGAATGATTGAGGATTCTTTGGTCATCTATCGTCTCTCTCGTGCCCCAGAAAGAAGAATCTTCTACATTGACGTAGGTAATCTCCCAAAGGTTAAGGCAGAGCAATATCTCCGCGATGTTATGATGCGTTATCGCAATAAACTTGTATATGATGCAAACACTGGAGAGATTCGTGACGACAAGAAGTTTATGGCAATGCTTGAGGATTTCTGGCTTCCAAGAAGAGAAGGCGGAAGAGGAACAGAGATTTCCACACTTCCTGGTGGTCAAAATCTTGGAGAAATTACTGATATTGAGTATTTCAAGAAAAAACTCTATCGTTCACTAAATGTTCCACCATCAAGAATGGATGGAGAAGGTGGATTTAATCTTGGACGTTCTTCTGAAATCTTGAGAGATGAAGTTAAGTTTAGCAAATTTGTTGCTCGGTTGAGAAAGAGATTCTCATATATGTTCCACGACATGTTAAAAACTCAACTTATTCTCAAAAATATTATTACCCCACAAGATTGGGATATTATGGAAGAGCATATTCAATATGACTTCTTATATGATAATCATTTTGCAGAACTTAAGGATGCAGAACTGCTAAATGAAAGACTGAATATGGTTCAGATTGCAGAACCATATGTTGGTAAATATTTTTCTCAAGATTATGTGAGACGCAAAATTCTTCGTCAAACTGATGAGGAAATTATTGAGCAAGATAAGATTATTGAAAAAGAAATTAAGGATGGAATTATTCCCGATCCAAATGCTTCTGTTGATCCAATGACTGGAATGCCACTTCAACCAGGAATGGACCAAGGAACTGCTGGAATGGATTTGGGGCAACCTGTTATGGAACCAGAAATTAATGCTTCTGTCACAGAGCCATCAACGAAAGCAGTAGAAATGCCCAAGGGTGGTGAGATATAAATAGAAGAAATTATTGAAAGGTATTAAAATGGATGATCTTTTAGATATGATTGCGGCAGACGAATCTCCTTTGCAAATCAGCGATAAAATCAAAGAACTACTTTTTGCAAAATCTGCAGAAAAAATTGATGATTTTCGTCCTTTAGTTGCAAATTCTATGTTTAATGGAGATACCGAAGATACAGGGGAATAATGAAATCATTCAAACAATTCATTTCAGAATCAGTAAATATTTCTGGAGACTTTAACGGAAATCTTTATATAAATTCCAACCAACCAGAACCACAATCAGTTGGTGAGGAATATGTCGCAGATGTTTTCTGGAATGGAAGTCTTTATAGAATGGAACTAACCACAAAAAAT